GGCGTGCACAGCCGCCGCACCGCCATGGACTGCGTCGGCATCCGCGACCCGGAAACAGAGTTCAATAAATGGATGGACGAACGCAAGGCTATTTTAGCAATGAATAACGAGTACCGCGCTCAAAGCACCCGCGGCGGTTCGAGAGAGTGAAATACCGCCGCCGATATGGAGAGCGTATAGGCTCGAATGCACTCGAAGGACGAGTGCAGAATAGAATTGCAGGACGAGCCGACCTGATAAAAAGTTGCACTCGAAGGACGAGACGGTTTAATAAAAATCAGGCTCGCAGGACGGGCGCAGAATAGAATCGCAGGACGAGCATCCGGCTCGCAGGACGAGCGCAGGATTAAAAGGAGAAACTATTTTGACAGAAGAAATGAAAACCACAGAAACCAGTAATGGGGCAAGCCCCACGGGAGGCGCAGCACCGGAAGGCGGAGCCGCGCCCGCAGGAGGAGCCACACAGGATCCGCTGGCAGCGCTGCAGGCGGAGCTGGAGGGGGAGAGAGCCAGGGCAAACGACGCCGTGAAGATGGCCACCGGGCCGCTGACCGCCCGCATCTCTTCGCTTGAGTCTTCGCTTGGCGAGCGCGAAACACAGGTAACGCAGCTCACCGGCGATCTGGGGAAAGCGGTCGAGGAATACCGGGCGCTCATCGTTGCCGCAAACCCGCTGATACCCGCAGACATGCTGGCGGGAAAGAGCATCGAGGAGCTGAAAACGTCGGCGCAGAAGGCGCAGGCGTTCATCGCTTCGATTACCACCGCCGTGAAGACGCAGCTGGAAGCCGCGGCACAGGCGGCAGCCATCCCCGCAGGCGCTCCGGAGAGAACCGAAAACACCGACAACCTGTCACCACGGGAGAAGATCACCCTGGGCTTGAGGAAAGCCCAAAAATAGGCTCGCAGGACGAGCCGGAATAAAAAGGAGAATAAATAATTATGGCAACACCGTTAACCGAGTTAGCAAAGCTTTCCAATGACGTCCTCGTTGCAGGCGTCGCTGAAACCGTGGTCAAGGAATGCCCGGTGCTTCAGCAGATGCCCTTTGTCGAGATACAGGGCAATGCCCTCACCTATAACCGGGAACTCACGCTGCCGTCCGCCGAATGGCATTCCGTGAACGACGATTGGACGACCAGCCCGGCGGTCGCCTTCACGCAGAAGACGGCCACGCTGGCCATCCTCGGCCAGAACGCCGACGTTGACGATTACGTGAAGAAGACGCGTTCGAATGTCCAGGACATTGAGGCGGCCATCGTCGAGCTTACCGCAAAGGCGGTCAGGCACGAGTTCGAGGACAAGTTCGTCTACGGCGATCCCGCCGTGGATCCAAACCAGTTCAGCGGCCTGATCAAGGAGATAGATACCGCCACCGCCTCCGACCAGCTCATCGCCATGGCAGCCACCGGCGCCACGCTGACGCTGGACAAGCTGGATGAGCTTATAGATGCCGTCAAAGGCGGCAAGCCGCACATGCTGATGATGAGCCGCAGATCCCGCAGGAAGATCGGCGCGCTGGCACGTGCTGCGGGCAACAACCTCGAGCATGATAAGAACGCCCTGGGCGAGTTCGTCACGCTGTACAACGGCATCCCCATCGTCATCAACGATTTCATCAAGGACACCCACACGGTGGCGGGAAGCGTTGAGACAGCCTATACCGGCGGCGCCAGCAGCACGATTTACGCGCTGCAGCTGGGTGAGGGCGCGCTTGTCGGTCTGACGTCTCCCGGAGGGCTCATGGTCGAGCCGGTCGGCCCGATGGAGACCAAGAACGCCCCACGCACACGCATCAAGTTCTACTGCAGCCTCGCACTGTTCAGCAAGGTCAAGGCCGCAGCGCTCATCGGTGTGCAGAACTAAAGGCTCGCAGGACGATCCGACATGATAAAACTTACACTCGAAAGACGAGCATCCGGCTCGAAGGACGAGACGGTTTAATAAAAGTCAGGCTCGCAGGACGAGCCTACTTGATAAAACTTGCGCTCGAAAGACGAGCACCCGGCTCGAAAGACGAGCCGGAATAAATAAAAGTCAGGCTCGCAGGACGAGCCGACCGTTAAAAGGAGAAGAATTATGGCATTTAGTGATCAGGGAATCGGAAGAAAGATCATAGCCGATGGTGTGGGGCCGGCAGCCCCCACCGTCACGCTGGCGGAGGCATGCAAGAGAGGAGATATCCTGGGCTACAGCTCAGGATGGAAGCGCGCGCTGGCCACCGTGTCAGGCGTCATTCAGGGTAGGCTTGTTGCGCTTCAGGACGGCGCATCCGGTGAGGTTATACCGGTATCGCCGCGGCCGGTGGTCGCTGGCTACAGCGGCGCAACACCGGGAGGCTATGTCTATGTGGCGGAAGGCTCCGACAACGGCAAGGTGACGCAGACCGCGCCCACTACCGAGAACGACGCCAATACTCCCATCGGCATCGCGCTCAGCGCTACGGTTGTGCTGTTCTTTTTGAACGCACGCGCCGATAGTCTGGCGTCTACGTAATAGCTCGCAGGACGAGCCGGAATAAATAGAACTCAGGCTCGAAGGACGAGCCGGTTAAATAAAAGGTGCGCTCGCAAGACGAGCGCTAAAGAGATTAAGTATGAACTTACCGATAATGCGCGGACTTGTCCGCAGAGACTTGAAAGACGAGGACAGCGCCAACTACCGCTGGACGGACGATGAAATAGACCGCGCCGTCCAGCGCGCCGTGAACGAGTTCTCGAAGCATCACCAGGCGGAGCAGAAGACGGATATCGCCACCACTGGCGGCAGCCAGGATATCAGCATCGCTTCGCTTTCCGGCCTCATCGCCCTCGATGCCGTTGAATTCCCCGCTGGACGCTGGCCGAAAACGTTTGTCAGCTTCTCACTTTATCTATCCACGCTCACCATGGAGGTGATCGCTGACGGCACAGACGCCACCGTCTACTGGCGGTCGATTCATACACTGAGTGCCAGCCTATCCACAATACCGGCGCAGTATGAAAGCCTTATTGCCCTGGGCGCCACCGCCTATGCTGTTTTAGCCTGGTCGCAGTACGGTACGAACAGGCAGAATCTAGCCGGCGACACCGTAGACCGCGACTATCTCTATTGGGGAAAGGGCAGGGAGATGGAATTCCAGAAGGAGCTGAAGCGCATCTCAAAGAAAATGACGCAGGGGACGCTCTATGCCAATGATTGATACATTACCTGAAAAAAGAGTGCCCGTTTTCCACGTACAGACTATCAGTTTGCCGCACGAAACATATGGTCAATGTACCGCGTGCGGCATTGTTGACCACCTCGGTGACGGACTCTGTACATCGTGCTGGGACAGGCAGGCTGATAAGGAACACAATTGCGCTCATCATGCGCGCTACCTCGAAAAAAGGAGAAACCGTCAATTCCTGTCAACCTGAGCCATGCCCTGAGCGCAGTCGAAGGGGAAGTCGAAGGGTCTCTTGAATCAAACTTAAAGAGGAGTCTATATGAAAACAAAATTAACAAATAGTGATACGAAAAAGGCTTTAAATGATACGGAACAGCCTCAATTTGAGACAATGCCGGATGATAAGGATCAGGATGCGCTTTCCCTGCCCTGGCAGGCCTATGCCATCGTGCCCGATCCGAACAATCCGCTGAGCTGGCGCCTGCCGCACCATACGAAGCTTGTCCGGAGGGCTGCTGCCGGGAAAATAGGCTTTGAGCATACGGTCGCCTGGTCACAGCTGGAGCTGTGCGTGCAGCTCGTTTCACGCGCCGGGGCCGATGGCAAACGGGTGCAGGCCGATCCGGAGGATATTATCCGCGGCGCTCGTCACCTTGCCAGCCACTACATCAAGGCAGGGAAGCCCGTGCCTGATGCACTGGCCGTGCTGGTATAAATAGGCTCGCAGGACGAGCCGGAATAAATAAAACTTGCGCTAAAATGCGCTCGAAGGACGAGCGCAGGATTAAAAAAGGACGAGCGCAGAATTAAAAGGAGAAATTAGCGACGAAGTCAAAAAAGAACTCTCAAAGACACTCGTTATCCTCATCAGCTATATCAATGCCGTGCTCGAGCTTGTGCCCACATGGCTTGGCATGTTAAAGAGCACGCGCGTGCTCACCGTTATCGGCACGCTTGCCCTGATGTATATAACATGGAAGTACGGTGGTCTGACGCAGGATCAGCTCTCCGTGGTCAGCGGCATAGAGGGCATCCTCGGAATCTCGTTTATGGGCTTCAAGACCTTACGCCCG